GTAAAATAGCTCAAGGTACATTCACACACTACGAGCTTACTAAGAAAGAAATCTTGGCAGGTTCCGTTCTGACAACTGATCAAAAGTATCTCTTGCAGAATGAACTTGCCCAGATTGCTGAAAGTAAACTTAATCTGGATTACGATCATACTAATCCAGTAAAATTTGCACAGGATGAGGCATTTCTAAAAGGACAAATGTCTATCATCCGTGTAATGCTTCTTAGATCTGACGAATCTGAGATTCAACTTCGCTCCACGTCAAACCCCTCTGAAACTTAAACCCTAGGAAACAACCATGGATATCATGCAACTCTTTCGCGGCCAACCTTCTCCTGCTCCGGCTGCAACTCCTCCGCAAACTCCTTCGCAAGTTGCTAATCCTGGCCAACCTCTGCCTGGAACTCAAGCATCTCCCAGTACTGCTCCTAATGGCGTAGTTCCTATACAAGCTCCTACTGGTTTGGATGCTGTTAATCCTAATGCGCAGCAAGCCACATCCCCTCTGGATACGTTTAAGGACATCTGGCAAACTCCTGCCAATTCGCAAGCAGAACCATCTGCTGCCATGTTTGCTAATGTTGACCAAGCAAAACTCATGGAATCTGCGAAGAAAGTTGACTTTGCTAAAGCAATCTCTCCTGAGCAACTCCAAGGTGCAGTAGCTGCTCTGGCAACAGCAATGAATAATGTCGCACAAACTGTGTATGCTCAGTCTGCGTTTGCCACTACCAAAATTGTGGATCAGGCGCTGGCTAAAGCACAGGAAAGTTTCGACGCACGCCTCCCCTCCATGGTTAAGAAATTCTCTGTAAACGAGAATCTTCAAACCGAAAATCCCCTCCTTTCTAATCCTGCCCTGACTCCGCTGGTTTCTGCTTTGAGTGAGCAATTGGTTCGTAAGAATCCTAATGCTACCTCTGTTGAAATTCAGCAGCAAGTCAATGACTACTTCTCTGCCCTGGGTACAACTTTTGCACCTAAGCCTCCTGAAACTCCTGCATCCCGAGCAGCAGCTAAGGCAGCTAAGCAAGAAGATTGGTCTACCTTTCTTGGTTGATTCGTTTCTTTAACCTTCCTTTTCATATAGGAGTTTTTCATGTCCGCACTTCGTTCTATGGTGCAAGATGGTGGTTTGACGCGAGCCTCTCGTGCTGGCGATAACCTGAATTCTTCGTGCTCCCTTCTGACTGTTGCAACTGATGCTAACCGTACGCTGACTGTTGCAGATATTGCAGGTGGCCTGATTCAGTTCACTGGTTTCACTGCTGGCCGCACGCTGACTACCGATACTGCTGCTAACATCCTGGCTGCTAATCCTTGGATGGATGTCGGTGACAGTTTCCGCGTTGATGTTTCCATTGTTCCTGCTTTTGCTGGTACTCTGGCTGCTGGCTCTGGTGTTACTCTGGCAGGTAAATCTGCTATTGCTGCAGGTGGTTTCAACACTCTGGTGTTTGCTAAGACCTCTGCAACTACTGTGACCTGCACGGTTCTGTAATCTACAGTTCCAACCTTCCATAATCTTTCTCAAAGGAATCCAAAATGTCTACTGGTATTTTTACCACAGGTCAATTGACTCAAGATCTGGCAAAGAAAAGTTTTGCCTCGATGATCACTCGCCTGATGCCGAACGGTACTGCACCTCTGTTCGGCCTGACTTCCATGCTGCCTAGCGATACCGCTGTGCAAGTGGAACATGGTTTCTTCACCAAGACCATGCTGTTTCCTCAGTTGACTCTGGGGGCTTCTGCAACTTCCAGCGATACCACTCTGACTGTTACTTCCACTAGTAACGTTCTGCCTGGCATGATTATGCGAGTGGACACCACTGGCGAGAACATTCTGGTTAACAGCGTGATCTCTGGCACTAGCGTGCAAGTTCAGCGTGGCGTTGGTACTGTGGCTGCTGCTGCTATCTCTAACAGCGTGAACCTGTTCCAAGTTGGTAACGCTTTCGAAGAATCTTCGCTGCGTCCGCAATCTCTGATCATCAACCCGGTTCGTATTACCAACCTGACTCAGATCTTCCGCAATACGTGGGCTATCTCTGATACGGTTCGTACCACGATGATGATCGCTGGTGAAACCAACGTTGCTGAGAGCCGCCAAGATTGTGCTGCTTTCCACGCTGCTGATATCGAGAAGGCAATCTTCTTTGGCCAGAAATCGCAAGGTACTCGTAACGGTCAGCCGTTCCGCACCATGGATGGCCTGATTAACATCGTTGGTAACCTGAGCTACTACCCCAGCTACTACTCTGCTGTTAACGTGAACACCGCTGGTTCTACCACGAACTATACGCAGTTGGAAGGTTTCCTGGACCCGGTGTTTAACCAAGCTACCGATCCTAAAGTTGCTAACGAGCGTGTTCTGTTTGTTGGAGGTCAGGCCAAGCGAGTGATCAATAACATTGGTCGTCTGAATGGTACTTACTACATCGTGGATGGTCAAACCAACTACGGTCTGCAGTTCAGCACCTTCAAGACTGCTCGTGGCACTTTCCGCATGATCGAACATCCTCTGTTCAACAGCAATACTAGCTGGAGCAAGATGGCAGTTGCAGTGGATCTGAGCACTTTCCGTCTGGCTTATCTGGGCGATCGTAAAACTCAGAACAAAGAGTTCAACATGCCTGAAGCTGGTGACATGGATGTTAGCGACAATGGCATCGACGCAGTTGGCGGTACGCTGACTACCGAACTGACTTGCGTGGTTAAGAACCCGCCTGCTAACAGCATTGTCTATAACCTGACCGCTGCTGCGGCTGGTTAATCCGCAGGCTCTCTAGATTCCTTCCTAGGGTCGTCAGTTTACTGATCAGAGTCTGACGCAAATCAAAACTCAGATCACCCTTCAACCCTTAGGAACTTTCAAATGTCTGAACAACTTGCCCAAATCTTCAAGGCTCGCATCCCTTCTGTGAACTATATCTTCAAGAATGGTAAGCCTGCCATCTTCGTTTCTGGTAAATTCGCCACAACGAATAAATCTGAGATTGATGAACTCACCGAAGAAGTTGCTGCTGGCCACCCTCACATCTATATTGATGCTGAGGAAGCTACCATGGACGCAGATCTGATTTCTCCCATTGATGCTCTGCGTGACAAGATCCGTGCTGAGCTGATGGCAGAAATGGCAGCCGCCACGAATCCATCCAACGATATGGGTTCCACCACTCAAGAACCTATCAAGCCTGCATCCAGCCAAGATATCGCAACCGCCTCTGTTGGTGGATCTGGCGAAGGTCTGGCAGCTCGTTTGATGAGCCTGAAGAAGTAATTGCCAATCTCAACAACTTAGGAAATATCCTATCATGAACCTTGCAGAATTAACAGCAGAAGTCTACACAATTACGGGGCGCCCTGACCGTACTGCTGAAACACTGACTGCTATTAAGGCTGCAACTCTCAAAGCCCACCAGTCAGATTACTATTTCAAAGATCTCTTTGAGACTGGTGTGGCCTTTGACTCGGCTGCATACATTCAGCAGTTAGATTATCGCTCACTTATTCCTTTGTGGCGCTCAGTTAAATACTTGCGTAAGTATGATTATACCGGAGCTACCCCAGGGAAGATAATGAATCTTGTGCTCCCTGAGATGGTATTGGATAGGTATCAAGTCGAGAAAGATGATATCTATTACACGGCAGGAGCCTATCTCAACATCAAGAGTAGTGACCTTCAACAGTACTATCTCCTTGGATGTTACGTAAATCCAGATATCACGTCAACTGGATACAATTCTTGGATTGCACAGGATCATCCCTATGCAATCATCTTTGATGCAGCATCTACCGTATTCAAGGCGATTGGTAAAGATGAAGAATCTGCTGCATATAAAGTCTTGAATGCTGAGCAACTTGCATTATTGCGAACTTCCAACATTCTTGCAAATGGTTATTGATTTGTAAAGGACTTTTAAATGACATCAATTTTTGGTGGCGGCAGTAACCTCAGCGCAAATACTGTCCCTACTTTCAAGCATGAGGTTTTTAATATCTATCTTGGAACTTTGACAGTTTTCACGCTCAGTCAGTTTAGTTACACTCCTGGAAATCAATCTCTGTTGGTGTATCTAAATGGTACAAAGATGATTCTTGGTATTGATTATACCGAGACATCTTCTAGTACATTTACCTTTAACTACCCAGTCGGAGACGGAGATTCTGTTGAAGCTATCGGTGTAGCTCTCTCTAGTATCAGTGCTAAACTCCAGGCTGGAACTGATGCAGCTTTAGCTGCGGTTGGTACAGTTGATGCAAGTAAAACAGCTGCTGCAAGTTCTGCGACTGCGGCGGCTAATTCTGCTTCTGCCGCTGCAACTTCCGCATCTAATGCATCTGGATCTGCTTCCAGCGCTTCTAGTTCTGCAACTGCTGCATCTGGATCTGCAATCTCTGCTGCATCTAGTGCAACTTCTGCTGCATCTAGTGCTTCAACTGCTGGAACTCAGGCATCCAATGCTACTACCTCTGCATCTGCAGCTGCTACTTCTGCTACTAATGCTGCAAATTCCGCAACTGCTGCAGCTACTAGCGCTACCAACTCTTCGAATTCTGCAACGGCTTCGGCAAGTTCTGCAACAGCTTCAGCTGGATCGGCAACTGCATCACAAAATTCTGCAACCAATTCAGCTAACTCAGCTACAGCTGCCAGTACATTTGCAACTAACTCTGCCAACAGTGCTACAGCCTCTGAAGGATCTGCAAGTACCGCAACCACGCAAGCTACGAATGCTGCAAACTCAGCCTCGGCTGCTTCAACATCTGCCACTGATGCTGCTACTAGTGCAAGCACTGCAACAACTCAAGCAACTAATGCAGGTAATAGTGCAACAGCTG